CTTAAAAATAAATAGCCACTACCAGAGTCCTGCTTTGCCATCCCGCGACGCACACCTGCGTTTTACGGCCAGTGCGTGGAGGGGTAGGATTCTTTGCGGAAAATATTGTACGAGCTTTGTCTGGACAAATCGTACGGACCGGAGGGTTTGCACCTCGAACCAGTGGGATATTGTTATATAACTCGCAATAACGCTGCGAATAGTCAAATCAGTTACACCTTTGAGGTGAACTTTCCTTTCTTTTTGGGATCGGACGATTCTGACTCGGTGGTTGTTTCGGGAACCACAAACCGTGCCCATTGAGGACAGGCTGAAACGGGGCCGACGATAAAATCGTCGCCCGCAGCTCGCAATACCGGCTGCGACCATGTCGCGGGGCCTGAGGGCCCTTGGGACGAGTCTAAGACAACCGGGTTTGTTGCATTTGGGAATTGAGTGGGTGACACTTCGCGGAACATGACAGGCATGTACCACGGTATTTCGAGGGCGGGCGTTTGGTTGAAAGTGCTCCGCCGAGCGAGACCGTTCAAGTGCTGATCGAAGTAACCCTCACTGAAGTCCCCTGGGTAAATCTCTAAGGACGGGTTTTGCTGTCCAGAGGTAGCGGGTACTCGTACACGGGTAGCCCCCCTCCAAAAGAGGAAGGGAGCGAGGAATGCCTCGTGACTGTCGTACTGGTTCCACCACTTAAACCCAGCATCGAGCGTTTGCTGCGGGGTGCCATTGGAAATGGACGCTCCCCATGCGTAGCGGTGCAGGTAATCTTGTACAGGTCCCATGCGCTCCCCCACCATATACCCAAATTCGGGTTGTTTGGTAGCTGGGCGCAGGCCTTCAAATTTATCTTTGAAAATCACATGCATGTTCGACTGCGCTGAAACCGTGTACTCAGGGGTCATGTTGTAGTTAAACGACCGATACTGCATGAACTGCAGATCGTCGTCGGCTGCTAGCCAGACATTAAGAAAGATAGAGACGTCATTCGACGCTCCTTCGGGTCCGTTGATGTAGTTCTCAAAACACAGAGCAACTAGCCCATTGGAGTTGGCTGTCGATTGTACGACGTCACTGTCAAGCGGTTTCCAATGGTCATCGGTCAACCAGGGTATGGCGAAAGGCACGCCCGTATCCCCGGCAACGTCGATAACCTTTGACACCACGTCTCCGGCGTAATCGTCGACGGGTTCCGTCCACGACCGCTGCTCCGGAAAGTGCGCAATGCGCACACGAGCAGTGATCATGGGGGAGGTCCTAAAGTCGAAATACCACTTGAGGCCACCTCGCCAGTGTTTGAACCACCTAGCGTAGTGAGCCATGTAGGTCGGGTGCCACCACTGTTTATCGGGGGGGCCCGCAGCCTCGGCAATCTTCATCCAAAAGACGGGATTGTTGATAAGTCGGGTGCTGAACTCTCCAGGGGTAATGGATGTGTTCTTGAACTCGAACTGTCGAACGAGAGTGGGGCGCTTCATGATATCCAGGAGGGTGGGGCTCCCGTTGTCAACTCCAAGCGTTCTTGGGTCAACAGAGATGTTGTTAGCGGGATCAATCGCCGCTTTCGCTGAGGTGTCTAACCCCTTGCCATAAATCTGCGTGAACGTGTCGACGTCCAGAGAGTTAAGCTGAGGGCTGGAGACCATGTTGGGTTTGTCAAAACCGAGCGAGGCTATGTGTGGGAGGACCTTTCCAAGGTCTCCTCCCAGACGCTCGCCAAACTTCGACGCTGCACCAATTAGGCCGGTGACTGTTGAAACAGCCTCCTTCACTCCAGTGAAAACGTCGCTCTTGTCCTCTGCCTCTTTCACTGTCATGTTGGACTGGGCGCTCGCGTGTGCATCGGGGGATGGACCGCAAACGACTGGGTCGATGAAGTTCGCGTAGACACTCACATTAACGTTGGGTGGCGCTGTACTCATTGCTGATCGCAACGGGTTAAGCACTCTCACGAAAAGTGTTCCACCATAAGCAAATTGGGTAACGCCCGCCTGGGCGATCCTCACGTATGCTTTAGGCATAATCCACGGAATTTCCATTTCACCAGCTTGTCCTTGGGTGACGGAGAAAACCGTCCCGTCGCATTGAGATGCGGCTGGGAGCGTGACATGTCTAAACGCTGCGTCAGTCACCGTGTGCTTATAGAACGGCACAAAGTGAGCCAGAAAGGTGCCAAACGAGAACTTCGTCGTGTTAAAACGAAAGCTCAGTTTGACTCCTTTGCAGCGAAACAGCATGTAGTCACGCACCTTATCGGAAATGAAAGGCAGGTTGAACATCACTTCTGGAAACGCTATTGTCAGTTTCGACAACCCTGCGGTGTCTGTGTAGGCAAGATTGAATGAACCAATCCTGTAATTCCTAGACAGGACATCGCGTAGGTCGCTGGTTTGGTATGGGTCTGTTCCCTCCAGCACGTCAAGCAGCGGTGCCTTGATCGTGTCTGAGGTCCTCCCGTTGTCCGCAAACGTTGTTAAGGCGTCTGCGGTCTGGGAGAGAGCGTCGGGAACTCGCTCATTCATATTTGAATTCGATGTTTCTGTGTTCGTAATAGGGATTTGAGCGGTACGGCTTTACGATACCCTTGCATACCACGGGGGTGTATCGAATAGTCCTTTTTGACCTCGGATTCCGAGGATTTGGGGGCCCCTAACCAAGAGTTGGAAGGTTTATCAGGAAAACCAACTAATGGATTCTAATAGGGGTGTGGGTTGGCGGCATCACTGCCGCCGGTGTCGCAGGATCGCGACCCATGGGGTTCCGCCCATGGCCGGGTTGCTGGTTTAGTAGTTGTTCAACCAGTCGTGGTGGGCTTTCTCATAAGACAACGTTGTCTTCCTAAACCCTCGCTTTTCCAATTCTTCATCGTACTTAGCTTTCCACGACCTAAACACTCCTTCACCGTGGTGATACCATTCGGCTAATGCTGCATCACAGAGCTCAACGCACCTAAGCGCGTCGGGAACTCCGTCGTCATTTCGCCAAAAAGGGATCTCCTTAATTGTCACCTCGCGCAACGGAGCGAAGTGAAGGCCATCTCGTTCGAGATCGGCCCGAGAGAGGAAATCAAAGTCCTCCCATGGTTGGTAGTCTAAAACTGCCCGATTGTCCTTCGTTGGGACCACATACTTAACTAAGTGTAGGTCCTCAACAATTTGTGACACATTCGGGAAGTTAATCTTCACGTACTGCGGGGGAATGCCCCATGCTCCGTCGTCACCGTATTGGATGCTCGGGAATGTCTCATAGAACTTATTTGCGTTGTTCAAGAGCTCATTCGCATCTTTCGGGTAGTAAATCGCGAGCAAGAGGGCAATAGCCGACATAATTGTTCTTTGTCGGTTCATGCTCCCTTCTTCAGACGTAAAGATTTGTCCAGACGCCAACCGATGGTCATTCTGATACAGAACGTCCCCCAGGATAGTCATAAAATTCACTCGACCGTCCCAGAGTCTGTCACGCATCTTCCTTCTTCTCTCCTTCTCCTCTTTGGGCGATTCATCGTACTTCTCGTACCAGGCATGCGCTACTTCTAGCGTGTCATACCTGTCTTCTGAGTAAGTGCGGATATCGTTTCTCTCGAAATCGCCTTGGAGGAGGTTGCGTGATGAATCACGCAGGCGGGCAACGTTAATGCCCCACCATGCCGATGTCGGGTTTTGACCGACTACGACATTTGATTGTATCGCTCCTGCCTTTACAGCGGCGAAGAACGCACCAAAGTACTCGAACATCTGTTCAGCATATACGAGTTGTGATCCTTCAAAGCATCGTGTACTCCTCTCATCAACCTTATGATTGAGACGGAGTTCGTCCTTCATGTTATCTGTTACAACTTCCGGGACAATGCCTTCTTCTAGATCTTTCTTAAGTGTGTTCGACGCTGCCTTTCCGGCCGCGGTAAATTCCTTCTTGTCTCCGACAATTGACACGTATTTGTTCTTTCCACTATAACCTTGGATATGGTTCTTCATGAAAGCGCCTGATGAGGTTTGCAACCTCACTGGATGTCCGTTCGGGTCGCTGGTGCAACCGTTTAGGAAATCATCCTCAGTCAGCTTAATTGGTGTCGTCGGTTTAATCTGCAAAAACCGCTCCTTCTGTAACTTCACAGCTACTGAGCGGAAAGGGTTCCTAATCTTTGCATTTCGGTCTCCTTTTTTATCCATAATCTTCTGCAGCGCGCTCGCCTCGTCTGATAGCTTGATTGTTAAGTCAGCTGGTCGTTTCTCCGGTTGTTCATCCGGAAACAAGACAGTGCGCTTGATTCGGGTCTTATTGTTCATGTGGTGCGCCAGTTCCTTTGGAACGCGATCAAAAAATATCGTGTTTTTTGGGATGTTCACTGGCAAATGCTCCAACAATGGCCAAATGGACCCTTGAGCAACGACTTCGTTGCTCCCTCCAAGGTCACGGGGTGGCTTCAGAGGATCATCATCAAATTCTTTCAGGACTTGGTCCCAGAACTCGCGCGTGGTAATACCTGCATAGGCCCTCCCGTCAGGAGAGCCCGCTAGGTGCAAGCCACACGCTGGTCCCGTGACTTTGTCCGAATCGATGCACACGACGCTCACGCATGTTCCAGGCCCGGTTAGGCACCTGTACTCAATCACACGCGACGTCTTGAACGTTTCTTCCGATCCATCTGGTAGCGTACACTTTGAGACGAGCGGGTTGTTCACTTCACTCGTCCGCAGCGCTAAGCCTTCCATGTCTCTTATCTTCACCACAGCATATTGCGGCGCACTGTCAACTTCCACGAGCTTCGCGTTAAACAAAACGTTAGACTCTGTCAACTCTTTCTCACTAATAAAGTGGTGCGTCACCGTCTGCTTCGGTTGGATGTACTTACGAGGTGCCTTAATCAGCACCAAGTCAGCCACACCCGGGTTGTATTTTTCATCTTTGTACTCTATCCGTTTAATTTTTTCGCAATCAGCGAGTGAAAACGTAGCGGACTTGTACGACACCATGGATACTACCATGGAAGTATTTTTTAAAGGTCTGTCCATGAAATACTTAATAACATGGTAGGGAACGACAAATGTCCGTCCCTTCAAAAAGAGGATCCTCTGCTCTGGTAGCGAGAACGCCTCACCATTATCCGTCACCGAGGTTAAGGTCAGGAACGCAAAATTTTGTATCAAATGCGCCACTGCCTGTTTGGCTCCGGTCTTCATCATCTGGGCGAAGATATCTCCTTGTGCTGTGGGCAGCACAATTTTCTTCACCTGAGGCTTCCCAACCTC